CAACGACGTCGTCGTGGACAAACCCACGGGGTTGTTGATCTAGGTTTGGAGGATTTTGCCGTGAAACACCACGGCCTGCCGGAGCTCGAACCTGCTGTATTGCATCGGTTGCAATGCGAAGGTTGGGGCTATAAGATTGGTTGCCGACGAGATGAACGCACGCCGCTTATACCCTATGAACTTCGTAGAGAAGTTAATGGTGGTAGAATGGATGTGCTGAGGGATTTCGTCAGATTTACCGGTCTTATTCGACCGACTAACCGTTTTGCATCTGACGAACTTATCCGTATGGATAGGATCGGCCCCGCTTCCAATTTCCTCCCTTGTATGGAGGGACATGGCGGTAAACCGTCATGGATGGAGGCTGCTGATCGGTTCTTTACACCTCATCTGACTAATATCGATGAGGACGGTGGTGAGTATGCGGACGGTATCGTAAGGTCTTTGTCAAAAGCATGGGGCGGTGAACTTATAGAACCAGTTCCTCTTATAGAGGCAGTGCACCGCTTTCGGGGAAAGCACGACTTTGGGTATCCGGATTTCTCTTCGGATCCCGCCTGTTTTGAGTCACACCTTCAGCAGTCATTTGTGATGATGAAGAGGCGGGATCGGCAACGCATGCTTGCACATCTACCATTCGCAGGTATGCGCACAGTATCCAGGGGACATGAGGAAGGTGACCCACTCCCCGCGAAGAGTCGTGTTCTGTTCCGTTGCGCAAGGGCAAATAACAACGTTGCCAAGACATTGTTTGAGGCCCTATTTCCACGTTTGAAACGCCATCCCTCGTTCGCTGCCTGGTATGGTCCGCAGGGCGTGGATTTGGTTATGCCGCAATTGATGAGGAACGCGAAAGGGCCTATCTTATCTGGTGACTTTGAAAACTTCGATGCTTCAGTTTCTAGCGAGGTTATCGATCGACAGTTTGCCATTATAAGAGAATGGGTTGATCCGGAGTCTCACTGGTTAGTAGATTTGATTCAATTCGATTTTAACCAGTGTGGTCTTATTCTCCCTAGTTACGGCGACACGAAATCACTACGTGTCTGTATGAACCGGGGAGGTGGGATCCCATCAGGTCATGTATTGACGAACCTGGTGGGAAGTTTAGTGAATATGTGGTCTATGGCCTATGCATCATACATGTGTGGGTGCCGATTAGCGTTCTGTTTAGTGCAGGGCGATGACGGTGTCTACGTAATAGATGGTAATTGGTCGATAGACGGACTTTCACGAGTACTCGCCAAAGATACTGGGCTTTTACTTCACGTTGATAAGTCCTTGGTGTCTGATTCCAGGGTAACTTTCTGTTCAATGATCCATGAACTTGGATGGATGAACGGGGTAGGCGTGAGACTGTTCGCGCAAATCTTGAATAACGCATTATCTCGCGAACGGCCCGAGTCTTGTGACTATGAATTAGACGTAATACGATGGATCTCGCAATGGGATGATGGTAAGTATCACCCATGTCATGAACGCGCGTCGCACTGGCTGACGTTAAAATTGGGCCAGCCGCAGTCTGTTAGTGACCTGATTAGGGAGAGTGGTGGTTTACTCTCTGCATGTCGCGCGTTTCGCAGTGGAGCAAATGATTACAATATCAAATTACTCCAACGCCTTGATTCTAGTGCTACGGTTGCAGCCATGCATCGTACGTTCGATGTGTAGCTTACCCAAACCTTATCTAGAGGGTGTAGGATATGTCGTGAGACAGTTCCGCCTCTACGATCATGGGCGTACCCCATGTACTTCCCTCAAGAATGGAGGAAATATAGTGTCTCTGTTAGGCACACTCGGTGGTGCTGCTTCAAATCTGTTCTTGCCTGGGTCAGGAGCATTGACCACAGGGTTACTCAATGGGCTTGGTGATTACTTTACGGGTGACACAGTCCCAGTGAGTGACCGTGGTGAGCAAGCTAAGCCATCACAAACCAGTGGTCCATCCGCCGCGCCCGTCATTAAGGCAGAAAAACAGCACGCGTCAAAGATGGGTAAGACACCACATCGTTGACGTTCGCGCCTCCATGTCTGCATCACGAGTTTGTAACTCTCTTGTGGTGTGTAAGTTTTAGGGTTGCGAGCCTGTTAAGGAAAGTTCACTATGGCGAAAATTCGTCGTAGAAAGAAAGTATCGCCGCCCGCGCCTCCTGGTGGTTATGGAAAGGGGGGCACTGCACAGATAGGTGATGACCGTGGTTTCTGGCTTGCTGCCGGTGAAACCGCGTCTACACCGAATGCCCAACAGGGCAGTCTGTGGAATGCTCAACTTTCACCGGCAATTAACACGAACGTCTGCATGATTATGGTGGAGACGCCTCGTCAGAATTTGCTGGCTGCAGCAGCCCCGAATCGATCACGGTTGGAAATCGATTTCATCGATGGTAGTATCGACGTGTTTTGTGGGATTGCCGCAAATGCGGATGCCTACATTGCATTCGTTGGTGTGTACGTCGGTGAGTATGTTTCGGCTACCAACCTATATGACGTTCAGGACTCAAGCAATGCCGCTGAGATCTCGCGTGAATGGCTCTATGTGGAAGGGAGGGCATTCTATTCAGGTGGTGCGTCAGCTACGCTGACGCAATCAACCATGTTTCACTCTCCTTTCAATCTGACAGGCGCTGTGGATGTTGTGTTAGAAGGTGGTGAAGCTTTGATGTTGAGCATTGCTACAAGCAATGTCAACTCTGGCAACACCATCTACTTCACTTCAAACATTCGCCTCCATTTCGCTGAACCGAC